CCTAAAGGTACATTTCTTTGAAGTGCTTCTGATGTAGGTGGTCCTACTTCTCCTGAACGCATACCATAAGTTGGATCAAATATATCACTAGTAGGTATTGTTTCACTTGTTGCAAATTGTCCTTTTATAAATTTATCCCTTAAAGGATCTCGCATAAGACCTCCTGCTGGCACAGTTTGTGATGATGCAGATTGTCCTTTTGTAGCTCCAGGAAATTTCATATATCCTACACCTTCTCTTCTTCTTGGAACTTTATATTCTCTTAATAAAGGTGCAGCTATTTCTTCTGGTGTTAAAGTATTTAATAACTCAGGTTTATCTTTAATTATTTGATTAACAAATGTTTTTATTTCAGGTACTTCGGTCCATTTTAAATTTTTTATATTTGTTGTTGTTGGTGGCATTCCTTCAATAAATTCTTCTGTCATTCTACCACTATGATTTTCTACATACTTTTCAACTAAATGTTCTTTTGAAAATTTTTTTAAAATTTCAGGATTTTTTTTAACATACTCATTTACTTTTAATGTTGCTCTAGCTACTAATTGTTCATCAGTAGGCAAAGCTACATTTTCCATACTTTTAGCAATAGCTCCTTCTTTTAAAGGTCTTAATGAAGGTTGTCTAAGTAACTCTGCTTCTGATTTATCTATGTAGTTTGGTTCACCACCATATAAATCTACATCTTCTTTAAACTCAGCTTTTCCTCTATCTCTAATCTTTTTTTCTAATAATAAACGAAGTGGATTTAAAATTGTTTCGTCTTGACTAAGTTCAGGATCATCAGCAATTCTTAACATACCTTCTTCTATTTCTTCTAAAGTTTCTGGAAGAGCTGCACGAGTTGCTTTAATTTTTTTTCTTTTTAAGGTAGGATCTTGACTTAATTTAAGATCTAAATCTAACATTTTTTTATATAATTTGTTAGCTTCTGATCCTGTTATATCTTTTTCTGCGACTGGATCTAATATTCCTTCTACTAAAGTATTTAACTTCTCAGCATTTTTTATATTCTTTTTAGATGCTACAGTTTTATCAGAAGATTTTTTTAAATCTTCTAATGCTTTTTTAACTAACTTAGCTAAAGCTTTAGTTGATTGAATTACTAGACGAGTATTAGCCATTAGTAATCAATTTTCTCTGCAATGTTTGCTACATCATTAGTAGATGTTGAAAAAGATTCTCCTTGAGGATACTCAAAATCACATACAGTATCATGTGGAGTACCTACAACAGATGGTCCTTTACGTGCTGCACCAAAACCTTGTCCTGTAGGTTTACCTGTAACTTCTTCAAGATTAGCAGGATACTGTAATAATGTATATGGTCCAGGAATTGGATCACTTTGGTTATCTTGTTTTTTAGCCATTTATTTTCTCCTTCTGCCTTTAGCAGCTAGTTTTTGAAATTTCTTTTTACCATATTTTTTTCTGCCTATAAAAGCAGCAAGAGCTTTTGGATTTTTAGCACCCTTCTTTTTTAAATTCTTTGTAAGTTTTTTAAATCTTTTACCACTTCCTAATTTAGGAGTTAGTTGTTTTTTTATATTAGAACGACTTATTGCCATTACTTACCTTTATATCTTGCAATACCCCATCCTCTAGGTCTTTTCTTTTTAGTTTTCTTTTTAGCTGAAGAACCTTTAGAATGAAATGTTATTAAAGGTGCATCTTTAGTATTAGCTTCTCGTAATTCATAACCATCTGGATAAAGATCACGAGGATCTAAACCTAAATTCATTATTTCTTCCATCATTTCTTCTGTTAAAATTTTTTTTCTTTTTGTTGACATTATCTCATTGCCTTTCCATAACCTCTGGAAGCTATACCTACACCTCTAGGTTTTTTCTTTTTAGTTTTCTTTTTAGCTGAAGAACCTTTAGCAAAACTGTCTATTGGAAAAAATTGGGGAAAGGTAGCTGCACTCCAATCATCCTCATCAGCAAAATACCAGTCAGGATACCATTCGTCTACTTTTGGTTTCTTCCATTTTTTATTTTTAGTTTTAGTTTTTGTTGACATTATCTCATTGCCTTTCCATAACCTCTAGAAGCAATACCTACACCTCTAGGTTTTTTCTTTTTAGTTTTCTTTTTAGCTTTAGATCCATGAGAATAATATTTTTTTACCATTCCACCTCTATTAAAATCTAAACTACTTCCAACTCTTTCTCGTGCTTCTGCTTGACCTCTTAATATATCACCCATAGGATCATCTGCTGCAGCAACTTCTTTAGCATCTAAAAAAGGAGACAGAGCTGTACCTACTCCAGTACCATACAGTAAAGCTTTAGGACCTAATCTACCTATTTTTTCTACTATTTCTGGAGCATTTTTTTTTGCCCAGCTTATAAATTTTTTACCATAATTTTTTTCACCAGGTTTATTTTTTTCTTCCCATTTTACAAATTTTTCATCTAAAGTTAATTTTTTTTTTATTCCTTTTTTCTTTCTATACTCTTCTTGTTCTGCTAAATCATAATGACCTCCAGAACCCATTCCTTTTTGTTCTGCTATTTCATCTGCTAAAGTTAATCTACCTTGAGCTCCTTTTCCCCAACCAAAAGGTTGTTCAGGTAAATCTCTAAAGTGTTTTAATAATTGTAAATATTGTAAGTTATCCATGATTAGTTACTCCCTTTTTGTAATGGATTTGGTGAACCAACAGGACTGTTAGCTGATTCCATATCGTCTTGTCTAGTTCTTCTTGCTTGATTACGTAATCCTTCAACAGCATTTACATAATCTCCTTGCCATGCTTGAACTGTTTCCCAGTTTTTAGCATACCTTGTTGCTTCAATCATACAAGCATAAAAAAGAGCATTATAACAAAACTCACTATAATAATTAGCTGTTGTAACACTTGTTCCTGTAGCACTTGCTAAAGCTAGTGGTCTACGAACATACGCAATTTCTCCTGACAAAGCAGAAGTTGGAGTTGGTACAACATATATAGAAGAGTTATCTTTTCTTGAATAATATTTTGGTCTGCCTACTGAAGTAGGAATACTCCAATAGTCTAAGGCAAACTCATAAGGTCTTTGTAATAGAGGAATAATCCCATCTCTTTCACCAACTAAACTAGCACTTGTTGTAAAGTTTACATTACGTACTATTCTTGTTTTAGCTGGTAAAGATACAACAGGACTAGATGCAGTAAAAGTAAATGTTGCATAGTTATTTAAACCTGCATCATCTAAATCTTTTGTTAAACGTATTTCTGCTTTATCAACAAAGTAAGGAATTTGATCGGCAAACTCTGTCGAATCATTTTCCATTGTATTTATAATGTCAGCTTTTAAGAAAGAATAAGTAGCCATCTACTTATCCTAATATTAAAGTTACTGAACTGCCGTTTGAAGGTGCTGAGACTGAAACAGTACCTTTAAATCTAATACCATCATCTCCTATATAAATATCTGCTGTTCCACTTGCAGGAACTTGAAATTTTATTTTATCTTCTGATGTACTTTTTTGTGTTATAGCAAATGTTCCTGTTGTTGTAACAGCTGCAGCATGTATTGCTACAACTCTACTAAAATCAGTTGAACTTACTGTAACAATAACACCATTGGTTGCACCACCAAAATATTTACTTGAATAATTATTAGCCATCTTTGTTCCTTATATAAAATATATAGGGGATAATATTAAACTATCCCCTACATATATATTAGTTACCCTGCACTACCATAGTAACCACGCCAATCAGAAACACCGAAAGAATATCTTTCACGTGCTTTAAAGCGTAAGTTACCTGTGTCGAAATCAGGTTCCATTTTTGTTTGTAATGGTGTTCTTGTAAACATTTTTGCACCATTAGGAACATCAGTTTTTACAAACCATGCATCAGTATCTGTAAAACGTCTATTGACATAGAATCCTTGAGGAACCATGCCCATATGTCTTACTGGATTGATGTCATTTCCTGCAAAGTGATCTCCAGTACCTAAGATACCTTTTGTAGTACCAGGTGTATTTAAGATCACATCAGCAATATGCCATGAATCCACAGGGATATGTAATGATAATGCACTTGCACCAATCAAAATACCTCTGTCATCTTTAGTCTTCTGTATAGAAGTTAAAGCTGTTTCTAATGTAGTTTGTGCTAAGTCTGCTGCACCAAGTAAATTACTTTGATTTCCATCACCAATAGTTGGGTGAGCATTAGAAATAAATGATACTCCATCTCCGTAAGTTACTCCACCAGCTGCAAATGCTTTATTAAAAATATCTGCTGCTTTTACTTGTTTAGTTGTTGCCATAGCTCTTGCTAAACCTTTTGCACGTAACTTAGCGAAAGTATCATAAAGATTATCTTCCATTGCTTCTTCAGTTACTGCGAAAGCTAAAGCGATAGTTTCGGCTGTATACCTTGCAGTATAACTTTCGGATGCAGTATCATAAACTACTGCTGCTCCTTCACCTTTAACAGGTGCTTCGCCAAAACCTGTGAAGAGTACTTCTTCTTCAAAAGCTCTGTCTGAGTTCTCTATATCAAATAAAGACTCATGTTCATTATTTACTTGTCCATACTCCAATCCAAAGATTGCATTCAATCCAGGAAGGAGCTCTTTGCTTATACTAGCTCTATTTATAGCCATTCAATTATTCCTTTCCTGATTAACTAGCTGAAACAGTAGTTGTTGTAAAATTATCGAAATGAGTATTGATACGTACTTCATACCAAGGATATGCGTCTGTGATACCTGCTGATGTGCTAGTACCTGTATCCCAAGGTGCTCTACGTATAACTCTTAAATTACTTACTGCTTGAGTATTTCCATCTCCATCCATAACATAACCACTTTGTCCTGTTTTTGCAGAACCAGTACCTACAACCCAAGGTGCATTATATATACCAACACCTATTGGATTAGCAGAAGTAGTTACTCCTGTATTAGATTGAATAAAGTATGTTTGATTTGGATCACTTGCAATATGCACGTGAACATCTGTAGCTGTGGTTCCTCCTGTCCAAGATCTACTGAACTTTTGTTCTCCACTAGCATTTACGAAACTACATCCCTGAAATACACCTGCAGCTCTTTCATCAGCATCAGCAGTATTAGGTTTAATTGTACCTAATGTATCTATAAAAACAGGATCACCTGTAAATACATCACTAGGCATTAATGCTGAAGCCACTTTAGGACTTGCGTGAACGAGATCAATAGTACGTATACCAGTAGAGTTAGAACCATCACCATTTTTCTTAGCGAGGACTAATCCTCGTGGGGCATTATTTGTTGCCATATTCTTTCTCCTTAATTATAAAGAAAGACTCTATTCTTGAAAAGAAGGAGTTCTTCCTTTGATTACTGTTGACTTACTGTTATTAGAGATAGGCATTCTCGAATTGTTCTTTGACATAAGCTGTGAATTAACAGCATCCATGAGTTCAGAACTTTTATTTTGATAATGCTTTCTCTTAGCGTTAAGCCTGCCTGTAGGTATTTTACCTAAAGCTACATCTCCACGACAGACAACTCCAGCATAACGCCCTTCCTTCCTCACGATAGAAGTAGCACCCATTTCAGGAACTTCATCAGGAGAAACAAACTCCCACCCTCTTTGCATACTTTTACCAATACTTTGATAATCTTCTTGACCTTGTGAGTCAATTCTTAACCATCTTAAAGACATTCCTTGATTAGCAAATCTTTCTTCTACTTCTTTAGGAATATCTGTAGTACTAGGTTCTTCAAAGGTGTATTCAGTTTCTTCTCTAGTATTTAATTCTCTTTCTTCAGATGTACGTGATGTATTACGTGTCATTTATTTCCCTCCACGTTGCATATTAACAGTAGTGTACTCACCTTCAGCTTTTTCAGCTTTCATTTTTTCTTGAGCATACTTATCAAGTGGTATATTCCATTTATTAGCTAAACTTAAATCATGTTGACTTAACTTAACTTTTTTAGAATTTGAAGCAGAACGTGATGCTCCAGCTACTACTTGAGCAGGTTGTGACGTTGATTCCTGCTGACGATTTATTTGAGGTTCCCCATTAAATTTTTGTGGGAAATTTTCTCGCATTCTTTTATCAACTTCTTGATAATACTCTACTTCATCAGTATTGTAACCTTCTTCTTTTAATGCTGCATCTATTGCTAAAGCTCCTGCAGTCATTATATTATCTGTACCAAACCATGAATTTTTAGTTGCCCAATTAGTCGCTAAAGGATCTGCAGCTGGTTGTGGTGGTTGTTGATACTGTTGTTGTATAGGCTGTTTCGGTTCTTGTTGAACTTTTCTTTCAAATTGTTGTTTTGTTGCATTTACATTTTTTAAATCTGTTTGTGCATCATTTAACATTTCTTGTGAATGTAATAATTTTTCTTTATCACCACTTTCAAAAGCATCTGTGTATGCATTACGAGCCAAATTTAATTTATCTTGAAGTTGTTTTTCTGTAACATCAAGATTCTTTTTACTTACTTGATCAAAAGTTTCTTGTGATTTATGTACAGTTGTTTTTAATTGTTCATTTTGTTGCATGAGTTGTTGAATTTGCTCATCTCTTTCTTTCCGTTGTTTTACTAACTGACGGATTCTTTTTTGAGCACCTTTAGTTTCTATTCCTTCTAATTCTTCAGGAGTTTCTACTACAGGTTTAGATTCCAAAACTTCTTCTTTAGTTTCTGTTTTTGCTTCCACTTTAGTTTCTTTATCTTCTCCTTCAACTTCATATTCAACTTTATCTTCTTTTTCTGCATTTTCAGGAACTTCGACAGATTCCCAATCTTTATCGTCTTTTGCCATTCTAACCTCCGTTGTTTACGAGACATACGTATTACGTTTTAAAGTATTATAACATAGAGTTATAAGCTATACAAATTAATTAGATCCTCGTGTTAAATTAAATGTAGGATCTAAATCTTTAGGATCTTCAACTTTAAGAATAACTTGATCATCAAATAATAAAATTAATCTTGTGGCTTTATAATATAGTTTTTGTCCAGCATGTTTACCATAACAAACATAATCACCAACATCACACCACTTTCCATTAGGAAACTTATCTAAATCTTTATAAGCTAAATTTCCAACAGCTAATACTCTACCTACAGTTGTAAGATAAGACATATCTTCTCTAGTAGAATCAGGTATTAGAATACCTCCTTTTGTTTTTTCTTTAACAGATATTGGACGTATTAAAATATGATAACCTGGTACTTCAGGTAAAACATCTGGATCAGGAGTTTCTTCCTGTGAAATCCACATATCATTCTTTAAGGCTTTTCCCATATGTACTTGTTGCATTTTACTCCTCTTCATTTATTGAATTTAGATTTTTTAATATATCTAATAATTTTTGTCGGCTCCATTCAATGCCTTGTATAGAACCAACTACTTGACGATAATGTTGATAATCTTCAACATTACCTTCTCCCAACATATTCTTTAAATTTTGAATTTCAGTAGAATATTCTTGAGAAATTTCTTCCCAAATTTCCATTAAAGTAGATTATAACTCTGCACAAACATAACAGTTAATTTCTAATCCAACAGCTATTTCTTTTATATTAGGTGTTTTCCACATAATAACGTCCTTTCTATTTTTTAGGTTTTGGATATTTCCATGAGTAATCAGAATACTCATTAAGAATTGATCTTCTTTGTTGTGGTCCAACAGCTCCATCATCTAAAGATTTTGTAAAAGAATCCCCAAATCCTTTGGAATCTGGTTTAACATGAGTAGGGTACCCATTTTTTACAACACCTTTAAAATCATTAGGAACATGTGTTGGATAACTATTCCCTGTTCCTTTTACAGAATTAGGATAGTGTACTCCTCCATATTTAGGCATTATTTTTCCTCCTTTATATTAATGGTTTCTTGTTTTGTCATATCATTTAAAACATCAAGAGCTTTCATTTTTTCTTGACTTTCTATTTTATCAGCTTCAATTTGAACTCTATTTTCTTCAGCTGTTAATTTAGCTAACATATCTAAAGCTTTCATTTGTTGTTTACTTAATCTATCAGCTTCAGCTTTTTGTTCTTTAAG